TTCTTGTAGCAGGTGCATTTTCGGCTCTTTCTACATCTAGTTGATAGGTTTCATATGAAACCGTTTTCCCTAGATTAGGATTGGCCTTTAACCATGTCGCAGGATTTGGAACTTCTGACACATCATCCAAACGATAATACCAAATAGAAACATGAGGATTTATATAGACACCTTTTAAAATGTCAAGTAGTTCCATTTTGATTGTGTCGCCTGAACTATTACGGACAGTTCCTTCCGACGACATTGCAACTATAAGGTAATCTTCTAACTTAGATGCGCCTTGCTCTATAGCGCCTACAACATCCTCGCGTATATCACCAGATAACCATTCATCAACTGTTGACACCATAGGACGAAGACCTTGTAGTTTATCTATAGCCATAGGTCTAACTTCCAGAATCGAACCAGTTAAAAAGTTCTCAATTCCCTTCTTTGTAGATGCTAATTTAACACGATTGGCTCTAATACCTGTAGTATTCTGCAGAGACCCTTCGGTTAAAAACTTAAAATAGGGTCCTCTAGCACGAACGATAGCTGTTCGGATAGGAGACATTACTTCTTCTGCCTGCTTCATGGTTGGCGCAGTAGTTATCTGTTGCGTGGTCGATGGATTAACATTAAGAAAGTAATTTTGTATACATGCACCATACATGGATTTTGCTGCACCACGAGCGACTATTAAATATTGTTTATTAATAAGACGCTTTTTTACCATTCTTCGAACATAATGACCGCCATGACCATCGGCATTTGGTTCGTAAATACTTCTTTCTACAAAATAATACCAACCAAATACTTGTTCGGCCCAAAGTTTAAATGTATCTAACAAAACTAAATCCGATCCATCAGTTAAAGTTAATTCACTTTCACAAAATTCAACAAAGCCTATAACTGCCTGATCATCATAGTAAATTCCAGGATTCGCTATTAAATCATCAATCCGATTCATTTCCATACTTATTTCTTTACATACGGGAATCTCACCGGATACAACTTTTTCTCGGAATTCGCCATAATAAATTGGAGTAGCTCGGTTAGATAAAGTCATTTCAACCTTCTTTATTTTAATTCTTTCATTGTTTCATAGAGTTTTTTTCCTGCTGCTATTGCCCCTGTCGCAGTTGTTACAGCAAGTGTTGCTAGCGATATCGTTTCCAAAAGTTTCTTTGTTTTTTCTTTTCCTCTCGCGACTTTATCCGGATTTAAACGTTTGTAATTCGTTTCCAAATTAAGTCTATTATTTATTAATTGCAATTCCGCATTGCTTAGCTCGCTGGCTTTCTTTTTCGAAAGAGTAGAAACCTTTTTATAATCAGCACTGGTTCGTAAAGGTTTTGATGATCCTTTTCGACGTCCCCAACGCATTCCAAGAACTCCAAAATGCTCTAGATGATTATTATCCATTAAACCTCCAAGAATTTCTTTTAAGCATACTTGCTAAGAACGTATGCTTGTGCTGCAGATGCTCCAATAAGCAATAAGGCAGTAGCTGCTAATGATCTGCCAAGCGTAACATTTTCTTTATGAATTGACTCTGGAGTTGCATTAAGATCATCTTTGTAAATAATTTCGAGCTTTGCTTTATGAGCTTTTGCGTCAAAGGGCATTCTGCTTTTTTCGGCTTTGTTTTTTCGCCAGTTTACATCGTAATCAATTTCATCTTTAGCAAATTGTCGACGAAAATCAGCTTCTTTCTGAAGATTTCGCATTTTAGATGCCACTTTTTCAACTTTGCGTTCGGCTTTTGTCAAATGCTTTTTCATAATTTGTTCAGCCACTTTTCGTTCAGCCCTACTAGATCTTCGATTATCTAAAATTCCTCTCGCAGTTTCTAACTCAAATTTTTTTTGCGATTGGTTTTTTCCTTTGACACGTAAATCAGCAATTTTTGTTGTTTTTCCTCCTACTGTTACATGGACACCGCCGGCAGATCTGCTTCCACTTCCTTTTCGTTGTCCCCAACGCATTCCAAGAACTCCAAAGTGTTCCAAATGATTTTTATCTTTAATTATCATACTACCTCCTCGTCTACAGGAACGTATAAAGTCCCCTCAGCTTGAATATTCAAACGAAATTCCCACATATTTATTTGATTTTGCATAGATTGTAGAACAAAGGAACTAGATGGTGGATCAAACAGCATTCTCACTTGGAGATAGATATAAGATTTAATAGCGTTCAAATCTACACTAGTGGATAAAAAATCTTCCCAAGTTTCTGTTTCGCCTATTATTGAAAAAACAATAGTCGGACCAACATGCAATTGATTTAAAGACAAAAAAACACTATTTATATGTGTAATTATATCTATATCAAATTCCTTATAATCAGTCTCAACGCCGAGCATTTTTTTGATTGTGTTCAAAATGCTTTCCATAAAACCATCCTTTTATTTATGAAGTTAACGCCAGAGACGAGTATCCCCAGAGACACGAGCGATAAATTTTTTTGGCAAAAGTGATTCATCACCATAGTGTATGGCCAAATGAGTATTATTCGATGTGCAGATTAAATATTCTGAATCGAAAATATAATCAACACCTAATTGAATATCTCTCATTGACACCGGATTCATATGATGAATTACTATTCGACTATGGATTAAATAGTCTGGATCACCAAGATCGCAACCATTGTCTCGGATTATAACCTCGTCTCTGACATTACGCCAACGTCCAGATGAATACATTATTTGATTTAAATAACGATCGAAACCAAAAGTGGTTTCTCCAACAGCACCTCTTAAACGCAAATAATCATATCGTGCATCAAAAGATTTCAATCTTTGCAACTCAGTAAAAGATCTAGTCATCGCCATCACCTATATCTGGTTGACCGCTATATTTTCTGTAAGCATTTAGAGCGTTTATATAAAGTTCTTCTACTCTCTTAGAAGATTGCAATGCTTCAGTTTTGGCTTGAAGGAGTTGATTTTCTTTTTGCAATTTTTCTTTTTCTAAACGCTCTACAGTCGAACCAAGTTTTAAATAATGAGTTATAACCTGGGACGACGCAGTCCCTTCGGCAAGTTGCTTCTCAGCCAAATCTACAGCCAGCGATATCAATTGATTCTCACGTGCTTCCAAACCTCTAGCTGGTGCTTGTTTTTTTGCCTTTTGAAGTACTTTCCTAGGTCTTGACATAGTCCTCACCTCGTATTAGCTTATCCGCACCGCAACACTATAGTTCTACTTTCCTTTCTTGTCGGAGTATTATTAGTTTGTATAAAACAACTAACTGAATAATCTTTTCCAAGAATTCCACCAGAAAACCAAGCAGTAACTGTGGTCGAGGTAGCCGTATCAAGTAATAATGTTAAACCAGTTGGGGTTGTTATGGTATGATCGGTAATCACTTCGCCATCAGCTAACCATTCAGACCAGTCCCAACGATAATCTAATTCAGAAACTGGAGTTTTAGGGAAATGATTGCCCATAATTTCTCCTAGGAAAGAATTACATCAAGATCACCAATTGGTAGTTGGAAAGTATCTCCGGCATTGCAAGTTTTCTGTAATACCATAGCACCACCAATCTCAAATTCTCCAGCACTACTAAGTGTCCAAATTCCGACATGAGTAATATAAGGAGGACCAGCCATTTCGGGCATTCCAGTAAAATTTAAAGCCGCAGTATTAGCAGAAGCTTTTCCAGATGCCGCCGATAAAGCTACTTGCTGGCGTACATAAGATCCTCCAGTAATTTCATTTGCCCCAGTCGAACCAGGATCGCCTTGATGAAGGGAAACGTAGTGGGTGTTCCATCCGTCAATAATTGCATTTGCTTCAGCAGTTCCAAAAGCCATTATAAAACTCCTTTTTAAAAATGAATTTATTTGGCGGGGATAGCATATATACGTGTTTCGGCAGGGATAACATATATACGTGTTTCGCCGTTGATTACGAAAGTTCGCACTTCCATTGGAATTACATACGTGCGATTATCTGGTGTTGTAATACTAGTTTCAAAAGTTCTGCCATCAGCAACAATCACACCTGAGCCAACTAACTCAGCTATAGCCTGAATTATAAGCATCGGTACTGACGATAAATTAGCAGACCCATTTATAATGCCATCACCATAAACAGTTATCGAAGATGAACCAGATAAACTTGCTAAACCGGTTAAAACAACTTCAGCTAATATATTAACTTTTCCAGTTCCAGATATAGACGCATTTCCAGTTAAATTAGCTGCACCAAGAACTACTTGACCTAAATTGTATCCAATAGCACTTAATTCAGCACTGCCACTTAACAAACTAGAAGCAGATACAATAAGAATAGATGATCCTTGTAGAACACCAGAACCAGATAACACTACTGAACTAGGAATAATCAGGAATGAAGCAGCCGTTAAACCACCAGTTCCGACTAATTGCGAAGCAGAAAGAACTAACATCGTCGGAATGCCACTTAACTCGGCATTACCTAGTAAATTAGCACGTCCGTATACCATTCCATTGCTGATATCACCACTTGCTTCTAACAAACCAGAACCAACTAACTGCGTTGCTCCTAAAACTTGTAATAAAACTGTTCCGAGAAGATTAGCACCTCCTATGATTTGGGATGAAGAGATGATCTGCAGAAAACCAGTACCGTCTATATGACCATTAGCAACTAATTGAGTTAATCCGAGAATTTGTAGAAAACCAGACGAGTTGATTTGACCTGATCCCAACAAGTTTGCTGCTATTTTGATTTCGTTCAAACCAGTTCCAGCTAATAAGGCTGATGCTACTAACTCCGATGCTGCTCTAACTTGAACTAAACTGGTACCAGTAAGATTTGTACCACCGATTAGTTGACTAGAAGCTGGAATTTGCAAATTGCTAAGACCAATCATTCCTGTGCCGCCAATGATTTGGCTTGCTGCTTTAACTTGAACTAAACTAGCACCCTCTAGATTAGTCGCACCTGATAAAGTTGCTGCTCCATAGATAATACCCCCACCCCCTTCAGTGTACTCGATATGTAGCTTCGGCGCGTAAGCTGCGCCTCGTGTATAACCTGATAGATAGCAACTCCCCGTAGTTTTCGACACGAGCGTAAATGCCATGCGTCCCGAAGAGTATGTGTATGTGTCGATCAACTCTTGCACAATGGTATTTAGAGATGGAGATGTAGCATAGACATCCTCAGAGACGGTCGCAGTCCAACTTACGGAAGCCGTTGTCCTGGCACGGTTATAGATAAAACCCAGATTATAATTGGCAGGGGAAGCAACA